CGATCCGACACCACTTCGGACTCAATTGCATATCCAGAAAGATCAAAGGAAGTATCGGTGTCGTGTTCAAATTTGATAGCGATGTATCGACCGCGAACTCGACAATCAATTTTACTGTCCACGCCAATATTGAACTCAACTGGGTCAGCATAAGTAACACCAGCGTAAGGTTCTAACTCAGCCCCTACACTTATTTTAACATACCCTGTACCACTAATTCTAGGATAAATTCTACTTATATACTTAATAGAATCAGTTCTTCCAGAGTGTAGTCCAACTCGTTCCAAAGTTGTTACAAATGTTGTCCCGTCAAACGTCGTACTGGAGTCAGCCAAGAAGAACCTGCTGTCACCTGCAGTGCTTGCAGGGTAGCACATCAGTAGAGAATCAACAGCAGGGTTGTAGGCCTGTTGAGACCAAGCAACTGTGCTGCTTTGCCATGTATCTGTAGCAGCCGCCCACGTGTTTGTAAGCTCAGGGTCTACCAGACCTACGCCAATATAGTTAACGCTGGGCAAGTCTCTAGTAGCCCAGGTGTTGTCTCTATAGTTCCAGACCAGTGCGGTGTTTGGCAAACCGTCAGTAGCACCTGTGCGAGGATAACAAATCCAAACTTCGTTTTGGATACGGTTGTTGACCAAAAATGTTTTGTAGTAATAGGTACTGTCGATCTGAGAGAACAAGAATGTTTTAACTTTGTCGTCAATGATGCTTGTCAGACTGTTACCGTTTGTGACGACAACGTCGTTGGTTGACATAAAGACGTGCTTGCCATCACCCAGATCAACAACAGCGTCCCTAGAGAACAAACCAGTGTTCTTAAACTTCTCTCGAAGGTTGAAGGTAAACGTACCGCCAACATAGGACAAAGAGTGGACACTGTCTTCCTTGTACACGATAAGTTCGTTACCCAAAGGCAGAGCGTTAAGGATATGACCTTTGGTGCCTCCTATAGTAGCCTCTCCTGACTCAGAGGCGGTGCTAGCAGAGTTCCAAGTGTCTGCGCCGTTGGTAGCTGCCCCGGAAGGAATAGCGTCGCTCCAGCGCACTGTAAACGGCTTTGCGGTGCCACTGTCAGTTAGGTTAAGAGCAACCAAGTGGTTCCTAAACGGTACAATAACCTCACATCGGAGTGTAGATGGCCAGTCAGGAAGGTCTGTAAACTCTGTGCCACCCTGCGTAAAGCTTTGAGGTACGTCCAGTGTGTTGTTAGCTACCAATACACCGCCAAGCACACCGCCCTGCCAGTTCTTCGTAGTCCCTGCAATGGTGGTGTACGCTCCAGAGGTTCTGGTAACGTCAGCGTGGGTAGCACCCGTAATCTTGTTCAGAGACGTGGCACCGCCGTAAATCCACAAAGGTGTGCTGCCCTGAGTCCAGCTTGTGACCCAATAAGGTGTGTCTAGGGCTGTTCCAAAAACGCGAGTATTCCCTAAAATAGTACTGGCTTTTTTATCAACAAACCTTACGTTGTTTGCGCTTGTAAAAAACACAGGCGGCATATCGTAGGGAGACAAATCTGTGTTAAGAGAAAAGCCGGTCTGCTGTCCGTTGATGTCAAAGAGTTCTTTAGCCATTGCCGGTTGCCGACTCTATTTCCCAATCAGTGTTATTAAATTCTTGCAGGCAGATATACAGATCATCTTCTGTAAGAAGGTTTCCGCCCCCTTCTTGGACAATGTTAAATAAATCTAAAACCCAATTTGTAGACATTACGCACCTCTACGAACAAGAGACCCTGGATCACCTTGAACAGTCATAGTCATAACTGTTCCGCTGTAACGAGCAGAATCTTCTGCCTTCTTGATGTCTTCCAAAGACTTCTGATAAAGTCCTGCAAAACGCTGTAGCTGTTCACTATCGTTAAGATAGGTAGCTCCCTCCAAACATGAACCGTAGAGATACAAGTCTGGGAAAGCCTGAAGAATGTTGTTAGTAGAGTTTGTGTTGGACAACGGTGTCAACTGCTGGTAATAGTTGATACCAATGGTGTACTCACCGTCTGGTGCTGGGTAGAGTTCGATGTTCTTACCCAAGTTTGTATAAGCTTTAGGAGCACCAGAAACAATGTTGCCGTACTCGCGGCTACCTGACTCAGGTGAAAGGTAAGCCAAGGCATACACCTGAGAACCAGAGTTGTAGGTAATGTTCCTAAGTTCGATCAAATCACTGGGCAAGTCGTAGAACGCTGTGCCACTTGTAGTCGTAGTGTTTGCACGAATCATGTTTGCACGAACACGCAGGTCGCGGTTCATGCGGTTCTCTGTCAAAGAGATAAAGTCAGGAATTACGCTGGTCAAATCATCCCGGTTGAGATAATTAGCAACGCTAGTTTTCAACTCTGAATAAGTAGCCAAGCCCATTACAAGTTGCTTTCATGTGTGCGAAGCCAACGATACTCAGGGTCATTAAGAAGCTTTTTAATCTTTGGCATGTCATTCTTGTCCATGATGTCGATGCCAAGTTCACGTTTCCACTTTTCAATAATCACCAGAGGGATACTAGCCACTTTTCGCATGTTAGGATTGTTCTGCGCTCCGTAAGGCGAGTCACCAGCCATTTCCTTTTTATTCATCTCTAGGATAGGCTGCACGTCCTGCATATTTTTAAGGACAACATTGTCCTCAGAGTGGTCATAGTTGAACTGAGTTTGAATAGGATTTTTATACATAGGTAACCTCTAAAATGGGGAGAGAGCTAAATGCCCCCTCCCCGATTAGACTAGTTAACGTCGTAGACCGCGCCGAGAGCCTTCTCGTTGTTAACAACAAGAGTGTACTCAGCAATGATCGCACGCTGTTCGCCGTCCGACGTGGAGGCAACTTCACGCTGCGAGAACGGACGCAGATACGCAACCCCATAGTACTCGGGGTCAAGCAGCCAAGCGTCACGGCTACGCTGGAAGCGGTTAGGAACAACCGCCATCTCACCGAAGTCACTGACATAGATGTCCATGCCGCCAATGATGCGCTGGTCAGCAACATCGTTGAAGTTGGACACGCCAGAAGCACCGCCGACACCAACAAAGCTGGAGAAGGTCTGCTTCTGCGACGGAGCCATCATCAGGTACTTGGTGTTGGCACCGTTGTCATACGCCAGAAGGATAGAAGCCTTCAGGAGCGACTCAGTGAAGGTACGGAGCGTACCGTCGGTACGAGCAGTACCGTTACCGCCAGCACCAGCAGCCGTGCCACCAGAGCCAACGCTGGCATTGGTGGTGACCCAGGAGCTAAGCGAACCGAGCTTACGAACCGTGGTATCAGCCGCCATGGCCGTCTTCGACTGGTTAACACCGACCAGCGAGGTTTCCATGTCACGCTTCAGTTCAGAAGCGCGCTTGGTCATCTGGTAAGCCAGTTCTTCCTTACGACCGGCTTTCGACACCGCGTCAAGCGTGCCGGAAACCAGCGTGGTTTTCAGGCTGATCTGACAGATGTTACCAATGCGAGTGGTCGGGGTCGGTTCAGCAGCGGTAAGCGTCGAACCTTCTTCGTTGAAGTTAGTAGCCGACGCTGCAGCAAGTGCATCCGTCTGCCATTCGTGATTAACAGCAACCGCATCCGTGCGACCACCCATCGACATGAAGGGAGTGTCGGTCGGAGAGATATCGTAAATCACATTTTCGAGGTCTTCCCGCAGACCCGCTGCGGAAAAGGTTACATAAACACCTGTGGGCTGAGCCATAATGGCCTCCTATTTTAAGAGATTAAGTCAAGAAACACATTTGTCGCGTCTCGCTTATTCCCCGTCTTAGCCAGCCTCTCTCGTTTAACCTGCGCTGCCTTGGTGCTCCGTTGTTTCTTAGACTCAGGAGTTCCAGACTTGACAACTTTGGGAACAGATTTGCGAACCTTCTGACTGGAGCCTTTTGTCGCTTTGTCCTGCATCATTGCTTTGTGCAACACGAGGACTACGCGATGATCGGTAATTCCGTCAATGTCCTGTTCAGAAAAGCCCTGATTTAGGGCGTAACTTCTCAGTTCATTGCGAAGGGTCGAATCGGGACCAGCATACTCTGGCAAAATCTGAGAAAGTTTCTCAGCCTCAGTTTTGACAACATTGGTCAAACGCTGAGTAAATTCTGCTTCGGTCTGCTGACGAACTCGCTGTTGTTCTGCTTGAATTTGAACAACCTTATCCTTAGCATCTTGGAACTCAATACGCTTTTCCATGTACTCCATGGGGTCGTTTTCTTTGAGTTCCTGCCAGTTGATATTTTGGTACTGTGCGAGTTCAAGGTTTTGGTACTGAGCCATGTTCTCCAGAACCTGACCGTACTGCTGCCTTTCCTGATTTACTGCCTCTAGGTTAGCTTCATAAGCTTTACGCTGTTCAGCTAGAGACTGCGCTTTACGGGTATAGTCCGCTTGACGCTGGTATCCGTTTCGGAGTTCGTCTAGGGTAACCTCAAATTCTTCGCCGTCTACCTTTACGGTATAGCTAGGTGAGGTCTCTGCAACTTCCTCTTCTTCGTATACGTCGTACTCGTTATCATCTTCTGATGACTCTACTTCGCCATCGTCTACTGCTTCGTACTCAACTTCCGTTTCGTACTCCACAGTTGAATCAGATACTTCTTCAGATGATGTTACTTCTGGATTAGTGTTTTCTTCACTTCCAAACATGACATCAAGCATATTAAGCTGTGGCGTAGTGACTTCCGACTCAGTCGGATTGGTCTGACCGTCGCTCATATTTTTACCTCATTGTTAGTTGTTTTCGATTTTGTCGTTGTGTATGAAAGCCTCTAGGTCTTCCAAAATTGAACTAAGGGCGTTCAACTTTAACCAACAAAATTCTCTGTGTTCAGGATTGTCAGATATTTTCCACTCAAGTACCAAATTTTCTTCTAAGTTCTTAACCATCTCCTGAAAGGCTTCGTTACCTAGAATGACGGAAGCTTGAGCAGCTTTTTCTTTAGTGTCCAATACTATTTACCTTTACCAGCCGGGAAACGGTTACCGCCAGCTTTGGCAACAGGCTTATTCCCCATGCCTGACTTTACCGGACGGTTTCCTTTACCGTGACT